CCCTTGCAGAAGTGTAAGGAGAATTGCAAGTGTGCCATGTGCTTTGAGCGAGAGTGTGAAACTCAAGCTGACGTGATGGTCACAGAATCTGCGCAGGGGGCTCATCTCCAGCGGGAAACTGTGGCTTTTCATGATGAAGCAGCAGGTATGAATGCAGGTCTAAATGTAGGGTACGATGGTATTTCTGCAATGGATCAAACACAAAACATCGACTTTGTGAACTTTTTGTCGCGTCCTGTCCGGATTGCGTCATTTACGTGGAACGAAGCAGATGCAGTCGGGACAACTACAACAGTGAATCCTTGGCAAGCGTATTTTACAGATGCGCGAGTCCAGTATAAGTTGAACAATTTTGCGTTCATTCAGTGTAAGTTGAAGGTGAAAGTCCTTGTGAATGCGTCTCCGTTTTATTACGGTTCCATGATCATGGCCTATCAGCCTTTGCCCGCGTTCACACCGTCGACGATACAGGTTGACGCGGGGACTCGCTACTTTATCCCAACATCGCAGCGACCTCATTTGTGGATTTATCCTCAAGGGAACGAAGGAGGGGAAATGACACTCCCATACTTCAATCCCAAGAATTGGCTCAATGCTCAGTCGTCGGCAGACATGCTGAACATGGGGCAACTCAAGTTTACTAACTACACCACACTGCAGAGTGCTAATGGTGCAGCTGGTACTGGGGTGACCATCTCTGTGTATGCCTATGCAGAAGATGTGAAGTTGTCTGGGCCGTCAGTGGGCCTTGCAACACAGAGTTGGGAGGTGCAGAGCGATGAGTATGGTAATGGAGTGATTTCCGCGCCTGCCACCGCTATTGCAAATGGGGCAAGTTGGTTCGAAGATATACCCATCATCGGACGGTTTGCCACAGCTACACGGATTGGAGCATCGGCTGTTTCGGCGATAGCAAGCATGTTTGGTTTTACGAACGTGCCTGTCATTGCCGATACGCAGCCTTTTCGCCCCGAACCGTTCCCAAAGTTCGCTTCGTCTGAGATTGGGTATCCTGTTGAGAAATTAACATTGGACCCCAAGAATGAACTTACGGTAGATCCTACAGTCCTTGGTTTGGAACCCACGGACGAGATGATCATTTCGCATTTAGTGCAGAGAGAGTCGTATTTGACCACGGCAACGTGGAATTCGGCTGATGCATCAGATAAGATTTTGTTTTCTGCGAACGTGAACCCGTTCCAGTTTGACAACGATTCAGCGTTCAATCCGAAGCTGTATATGACACCCATGGGGTGGATTTCAGCTTTGTTTGAACATTGGCGTGGTGACATCATCTTCCGGTTTAAAGTGATTGCGTCGCCTTTTCACAAAGGGCGTCTTCGTATTTCGTTTGACCCTGCGGGTTATGCGGCGACGAACTTGATCAATCAGACTGCGACTAACAACGTGGTCTTTACTGAGATCGTCGATTTGGGGGACAATGCTGATGTGGAGTTTCGTGTTCCGTATCAGCAGGCAACCGCCTTTTTGGTGACACGTAATGATTTTTCTGCTGGCGGCATCCAGTGGTCTACTTCACCTACGCCAGGATTTGCGTATTCTCCGTCGTTCGACAATGGGACGATCACGGTGCGTGTGCTTACGGCGTTGACGGCGCCAATTGCATCATCGGCAGTGTCGATTCTGGTGTTTGCGCGTGCGGCAAGCAACTTTGAGGTTGCGAACCCGCGCACAGTGCCGGACATTTCCACTTTCCAGGTGCAGTCTTCGCAGTACACGGAGTCGGATTTTACGACCACGCAAGTGTTGGGGACTGAGAAGCGTGATCCGCACGCTGATCGGTACTTGATTAACTTTGGTGAGAGTGTGAAATCTCTTCGCCAGTTGATGCGACGCACATCCATGGTAGGCGTGACAACCTTTACCACGGACACAACAAATGATCTTGTGTTGAACCGGAAGCGGTTTCTCAAGATCCCACCCGATTTTGGCTATGACCCTAATGGTATTCACTCAGCAAAAGGCATTTTGGTGCCTGGGTCTAACTTCCCGTTTAACTTCGTGAACAAGACTCCGCAGACGTGGATTATGCCGGCGTTTCTAGCCTACCGTGGTTCGACGATTTGGACATTTAATACATGCAACAAGTCTGAGACAAACCATGTGCGGGTGTGGCGCTCAAATCAATCGGGCGCACAAGCGAGTGAGAGCGTTGTAGCAGCAGCAAAAGGGACTGTGTCCGCTAATGCACGCTTCTACAAAGCAAACTCGGATTCTGGAGCAGCAGGGCAGGCTGTTACGAGTCAATGGACCAATGCAGGCTTGTCTGTGTTGTGCCCAAATTACGGGCGATTTCGCTTTCAGAGCACAGCGCTCGGGAATGCAACTTTGCCCTCTACAGCTGACGACTCAGCGTACGATGAATTCGTGCTTGAGGTGTCATCTGATGGTGTATCTGGACCCGATAATAAGGGTCTCAAGGTGTGGTCATATGCGAGTATTGGTACTGATTTCGGTCTTTACTTCTTCTTGAATGTGCCCACTCTTTGGGGTTATGCCGGTCTGCCAACTGCCAATTAAAATCTACTTCCCCCTGGGTCGGGTAGATCTCTTGAAAGAGAGTTTAGAGCCCCAGTCGCCCCGTGCGGTTTTCTAGATGTGAATTTTTACTTCTAACTTGATGACCGCATGGTCAGAGAGTTGAAGGTTTTCAATATCGACG